CAAACCATAACGAGTTTCCCAAACATAAAAACACTCATCAATAAGTTCGGCACCTTCAGGTATAATAACTTCCAGTTGAGTATCAGTCTGAATCATTGTTCTCTTCGGGTGGTTTTTTATTGAATCCGAAAGGTCCTACTTTAGTTTCAGACCTTTTCTTCATAATAACACCAGCAAGAGACTCCATAATTTTAAGGATGTCTTCTGCCTTAGCACCTTCACCAAGTTCTTTGGCAACATAAAAATACTTATCAAAGAACTCTTTACTATGTTCTTTATAGTCTTCGACTGTGATTGGTTGGTCTTTCATTTTCCTCCTGTATCATAGTTTAGTTGATCATCTTGCTCTTTGAGTTTAGCAAGTCTCACTCTATCATGAAGTTGTTTGAGTGCTTCAGTAACCTCAGGAGTTTCTTCATACTCCCAAGTATCACCTTTGGAGTTCTTCATTGATTTTTTACTCATTTGTATTCTTCTCCAGTGACGGCAAACTCATGCTCAATCAGTTCTTCTTGCTCTTCAAGTTTCTGGATTTTTTCTTCTAAAATTCCAATAATACGACGATAATCATTCACTCTCATATCATGACGAAAATACTTTTCATCTGTGCGGATATGATCAAGTCTTTGAAGCATATATGCAATCGTGTGTGAAAATCCAGTTGTAAAGTCGTACTCTTTTTTACTCATAGTTTCTCTCCAGTAAATTCTTTTTTAGTCATGGATTTAAAGTTTTGTAGACAGCAGAGATGCTCATATGCCCGTGAATGTATCCTGCAGTGATTATAGCAAAGACGGACAGAAATATCAAGCCCGTTGCGATTAGGTTAGGCAACGGTGAGATCATTAATTGTGTATTTGTTTTTTCTAAGTTTGTATCGTTTGATGTATGCTTGTCTGTGTTCATCACAATCAAAGTGGCAAATTCGATCTTCGTTTCCGTCCTTATACTCTAATCGATAAGGGAATGCTTTAAATGGATGCATTTCTTCAGGTGTTAGATTCTTTTTCTTTGGAGTTTTTGTTGAACTCTTTGCCTTCACTTTGCGAGTTGTAGTATTCTTTTTTGCTGGCATTTTTCTCAATCATTTTTTCATGTTGTTGAGCACCTAAGTTGTCTAGAAAATCATTAATCATTTGAAACCTTTTGCTTCTTGCTTATCTATTACATCAATATGAGAGAGAAAAGATGATGGAGTATTCCACCAGATTGATTGTGCTTCTCCCCATGATTCTACTGTAAGAGCAACACCATCAGTTTTTATAATTTTATAGTGATGTCGATCATAAGGTTCACTGGATGATTCTGTGAAGAATAGTGGGTCAGAGGGATCAATTAAACTCATCGCATTTTCATAGTTTGGACTGTAACTTCTTGATGTCTCAAATATAATTTAATGAAGCATCTTGCCATTACTTTAACAGTATCAAGATCTTCACAGTTCTCAATTTCTCTGGATAGTTTTTCATATTCAAAGAGTTTAGATGTGGTTTCTAATTGTATACTATCTGGATCCATGTCTTTTAGGTATTCTAAACTACTATTTACCCCAGAATGTTTTAGTTTAAAGCATACCGAGTTAAACCATCCCATTTTATTATAGAGTTTGATTTTTGTATGTTGAGAATGAACATCTACTTTCTCAACTGTATACTCCTTACCAATTATAAGATAGGAAGTGGGATCATCATTATTTCCCCATCTTATCTGCTCTTGAGAGCATCCTATGTACTCTACAACATTATTCTTTTCCATTTGCAATCATGCGATCTATTGCGATTAAAGTATCATAAGGAATCCATGCAGGATTTTCATCATCAAATTGAACCTGAACCTCATTTATATTCCTCTCTAATAATTTAGAATAAGAAGTTCTGGTGTTCTTTACATAAGAGATTGGATTAATCATATTATTCAAACAAAGGAAAGATAGGAGGGACACCACCATAATATCCCATATTATACCAATAACAATCAATCAATCTTAATTTTTCACTGACTGTATTATCATCATTATAAGGATCAATTAATGTAAAATCTTTACAGGTTCTCACAATCTCTGGTGGAACTTCTATTTTTGTCCATGTGTTAGGATCGTCAACAAAAACTGGAATCATACTACCACCTCTTTCCATGCTTTCTTAAAGTTTTTATCCCAGTTTTCAGTATAAACTGGAAGGAAGGAATTTAGAGCATAACAAATATCAACAATTTTCATTTGATTTTGTTCATCTACAGCCTCTTGCAATTCATCTAACATAAATTCTACCGTAGAAATACGGGAAAATGATTGCTCAAGATTGTTCATGACTTTCCAAATTTCATCAGGCATCAGGTTTCTTTTGAATTATACCCATATTCTATCACAATTTCCTTGTGTGTGCTCACTGTGTCTGATAAGGATCTCTGATGTATTTTGTAGTCATGACCCTCTTCACCTAATTGTTCCGCAAACTGATGCAATAAATTCCAATTTAAGTTCTGATCCATTGCTTCAGTGCAACTTGTGTTATATTTAACACTATGGATTTCTTGGGTCAATACCTAAACTTTCAAGATAATCAATCCACCAGGTAGCATCTTTCATATATTTCCAATTAGGAACGGGTTTACCTTGTTCTACAGTATAATACTCATATAAAGCATCATCGATAATCTGTGCGGTCTCCATACTCTTCTTCCTCCGCATCAACATCCGCATATGCATCTTCCACATATCCGGTTCTGACTCTGTATTTTTCCCCTGCGACATAAGTTTTCTCGGAATTAACAGCAGATACCCACACAGAAAGTTTTATTATGATGAAAATAATAATCAGTGGAGTGAAGCAACCAATTAAAATTACTGAAGTCATTACAGTTCTTTCGTTATAAAATTATCTATATCAGTATTCTTCCAAATAAGTTGATGTGCTAACTTATCTCTCAATTCATTAATTCTTTCCTCATCATAAGAATCAAAGTTCCCTCTCTTATCAACTTTCTTATAATAATGAAGAGCATTCAGTATTATAGTATAATCTTCTAATGACAACTCAAAGTTCATACAAACATTCCCTGTTCATTCATATACTGAAGTGCCTCCTTCATACTACCAATATGATGATATCCGATTGCGACTTGAGGATATGTTGCATTTGATCCAAACTCTGCCTCAAATGCCTTATCATCAAAGTCAATACCTAAAACATATTCATGAAAGTCATCACCAAGAGATTTAAGAAGAGATATCATTCTCTCACACTCTTGACTTCCGTTGCTGTAAATTACTGCTTGCATTTTACTCCTTTGATTTAATTATTGGAATTGACCTCGACCTGCTTCTTAAGTAATTTAACGGCCTTCTTAAGTTCTTTTCTTGATCTGATTTTACTAAACTCCCACTCAACAATGTCCATTGCCTCACAAATTAAATCGTTCATGTTCTTTTTAGTATTCATGTTGCCTCCTTTTTTTTGCAAATATTTCATAATAAGCAGAGATCACATAATCATCCCATGGATCAGGTAAACTACCTCCTCTACCTAAACGAGTTTCCATTCTAGATAATTTATCAATAGGTAATTCCATAACATCAGGATCATTGAGAATTTCTGACAATTTAGATTTCTCATTATGATTGCTGAAATTACGAAGAGGATACCTGTTAGGTAAATTACGAGTAGTTCTAGTCATGTTGCCTCCTTTTAATCATTCCAAAAACTAATCCCTCTGGCGCCAGTCTGATGGTTTATCTTGTTGAAACCAATCTACAATCTCATCAGCACTATTAAATCCTGTCATATGGTTGGATGGATCGGGATCACCTAACCCCATATTGTTTAAGAAGTCATCCATACTACCTTCCTCAATATCTTGAGAAGACTGTCTTCGTGCTTTCTTTAACATTTCATGAGCAGAAGTATTTGCTTTCGCAAGTTTTTGTGCCCATACCATCTCCGAAAGTTTCACCTCTTCGTTATTTGCAATACATTTACAAATAAATTCTAACCGAAGACGGTATTGTGTTGAGAGCATATTATTCTTTTGCCTCTAGATGTTTATTTATTTTTGCTCGCAATTCCTTCGCAAGCTTGAGATTTTTACGGTACATCATATATTTTACCACAGGATTGGCAGGATTATGCCTTAACCACCATATCTTATGACTTATTTGTGCTTTTACTAACTTTAGAACATAATCAAATGCTCTTGCGACATTTGGATCAGTGACTATCACATATAAAATAACTCCAAATACCAAAAAAAGCACGTATTGTGCTGTCATTGGTGAAACTCCTGATTTCTACGATTATCAAGATACTCTAAAATTTCTGCTCTCCATTCCATCAACTCAAAGAAACATTCTTGATTGTGAGCACATTTTCTAAGTTCAGAATCAGGTTTTAATACACTTTCGTAAAAAAGTCCAAGTGCATCTTTGCGTTTTTGTTGTTGGTCAGTCATAGAAATTTTTCAAGAGAGGAGGTTGCTTTCTTTTTAATTTTAGAATACTTTTTGATATAATCAAGTGCTTGTTTATACGTTTTTACACTATGCACTTGACTACCATTATGTATAATACAGAACCCTTTCTTCTTTCCTGCTAATGGTATAGCAGCCCACATTCCATCTTTAGATACAAAACCGTCAGGGTCTCCTGATTTTGGGTTCAGGAGACTCTGATTATGAACATGTGGTTTGAGAAACTTAGACATTAAAAAAATGATGCATTAACACTCACAACAGTAGCATTCGGATTACGTGCCAATGCTACTTCTTTTGCTTCCTGGTAGTCACGGGCATGAACAGTCTCATAGAAGACTTTACCAGCAACATAGAGTTCGACTTTGCATTTCATGATGGTGTTCCCTTGATTACCTTTGTATTATAGCAGAATGGAGCAGGGTTTCTACTCCTGGTGGACAGTTCAGCAAATGGTAGAAAGAGTCCACAAAGATTCACGAAGATCATTGGGAATATCAGTCCGTGAGGGATTAACCATGTGTGCAGGAATGTTTTCTTTTTTTGCAAAAAAACTCACATGGTTAACTACACATTTAGGATGATCTTGCCAATTTTCCCAAATCTCAGTAGGATTGATTTGGATCTGTTTTCCTGTTGCTACACCATATGCAATGTCATAGTTACCATCTTTGCGTTTATCCGCAAGAATGACACGTTGACCTTTATTAAAAATTTGTCCGGTAGTTCCCTTACAAACTGCACTGTATTCAATAGATTTGTTGAGATTTTCTCCACCCGAAGTGTAAATAGCAGTTCGCATGGTGGGTGTGAGGTATTTTGGAAGATTCATTTGGATAATAATCTTTGATTACCTTTGTATTATAGGGCAGAGTGGGGCAGAGTGGAGGGGCAGAGTGCCAGTTTAGTGAGTGGTCAGTTCTCATGGGAATTCCCATAAATCAATCCACCAACACCAATTCCAAGCTGGATGATTTTTACATTCTTCAAGAGACATATTATCAATACTTTCCACAAGACTATAATACGATGGTGGATTTTTATCTGGATCAGAAAAATATCTATAAGCAGCACTACCACGAGGGGGTAATTCTTTTTTTAATCGTTCTTTCACAAACATCATTTTTTGAGCATTCTGATATCTTTCTGTTGCTTTTTCAAATGGTGATAGTTTTTTCATAATAACCTCAACGACGGATAACGGAAATGGCAGGTTGACCCTGCTTAAACACGGTGTCTACGACTGCCTGAACGGACTTAGCAGTGCTGATGCCCACTTTATCATAGACTGGAACACAGACCAGTCCAAAGGTCTTCTGAGACCCTCCCAGACGGATCACACGACCGATTGACTGACTGATGCCGATATAATCCATGTTTCTCATGAACAATACTGCCTCAAGTCCACTGACGTTGATACCTTCAGACAAAATAGAGTGATGAAGAACAACAAACTTTTTGTTAGGATCTTTACCCCATGCATTCAGAGTATCAAAGAATACCTCACGATTGACTTTCTGTCCATCAATAATAGCACCAGTCTTGGATGTAATATACAAACAAGAATAACCACGTTCTGCCAGTTGATTACGAAAGTCAGATTGACTCAGAAGTTTGATAATCTGTTTGGTAGAACGTGCGGCAATCAGGATTTTATCCAGTGAGTTCTCATCAATTGTCTCAATCAAATTCTCACAATCACGGTCGGCAATCATCTGCTTATCCTGAACCATATCCAGTTGCTTTACAACAACTTTAGGAGGAAGAATATATCCTTGCTCTACTAATGTAGGAGCAGGAACATTACAGATGACTTTACCGTAGACCTCATAATCATTCATCCCTGCCTTGTAAATAGAGAGAGAATTCTTAGGAGTAGCAGTGAAGAAATAACACCGATCAGCATCAGCAGAAAAGTGCTCCGTAGCAGGGAAAAAGTTACGTTGGACTGAGTTATGCGCTTCATCAAAGTAAATCGTATTGACTTCGATATCTGCTTCTACAAGACGATGTAGAGAGTGATATGTGGTAAAGATTACTACATTCTCACCAGCAGTTCTAGCAGTATTTACAAAAAGATTAATCTTTTCTGCTTTTGTTGTGGAGAAGTGTGAAGTCTCACCACTATGAACATGAATAATATGTGTATGAGTTGTATCGATGACTTCCAGAAACTCACTACAAAGTTGTTCTGCAAGCAGAATACGAGGTGCAACAATAACCGTAGTGTTGCCACTACTGATGTTCTCAATAGAGGATTGAGTGTCAGTAATCATACATAAGGTCTTACCACCACCAGTCGGTACAATAATCTGACCCTTTTGATGAACCAGCATGGCATCAACGGCATCTTGCTGATGGGGTCGCAGAGTGATTGTCAAAGGTCTCCCTCGATTACCTTCTTATTATAGCAGAAAACCGTCCCCAGTGCGACCTGGTGGACGGTTCTTAATGTGTCTTATAGATTCCTCTTCAACCCTAACAAAGGTAGTCTACAGGGTTTTCAGAGTCTTGTCAAGTCCTTATACTTGAAGTATCATTACAGTATAGTTTTGTGTAGATGCATCAGAGGGACTAAATGAAACTCTAAATCCACTCGTATTCTTCTGTGATTCTGGAACTGTATATGATTCTGTAGTACTACCAGATGAAACCATTACAGTATAATTTGCAGATTGTAATGCAGAACTAAAAGTAAAGTTCGCATCATTTACACTATTTGATAATTCGATATTATATCCATCAGTACCAACCAAAGATCCACTATTAATAGTTGCGAAAGCAACAACAGGACTCAAGTTTCTGAATGAATCTGTTCCATGTCCAACCTGAATTGTATCTCTTGTAGAGTTATATAATAATGCACCTCCAGGAACACCAGATGGAGTAACTTTACGTGCTGCTGTATATCCAGTTCCTGTAGGAGTATTCCATAAATTAGCAACAATAGTTACATCAGTTTGACTTAGTGATGGTAGAATAACATATGAGTTCATTGTAGTTGAACCCACACCAATATCGACCAGACTTCGTGAATAATAAGTATTAATTCCAACCTTAGATAAGTATCTATTTTCACCTGGTAAGAAACTTGATGGAATTAAGAGACCATTTGTCGTTCCAAATCCTACGGTTGCCACTCCAACAGAAGGAACAAGCATAAGATTATTAGCGATAAATGATGCACCACCACAGTTTGCTTGGAAATCTCCATAACTTACGTAAGGAACGACAGCACCATAATCAATTGGACTACTTGGAATAATTCTATCATCTGTATATGCTGATCCATCTGCTTTATCGGTAATTATAACTTTTCCTGCTGTATAAAATCCATTATCGGCCCACATAGAACCAGTTGCCTGCATTATCAGGTTTTCTGGTCCAGTTTTAAACTCAGAATCATTTGTGGTTCCAATACCAACTTTGGGTCCAAAAATATAGGCACTAGAGTTGAACACAGCATCTTGACTTACTGTAAGTTCATTACTTACAGTAAAGTCTGCGAATGTGCTGATCCCACTGGTAATATTGAAATTTTGATTACTTGGAAATGGTAAAGCACTTCCATCACCTAAAGTGACTGAGTTTCCAGCAGTTCCGGTAACAGTTAAAATCCCAGCAATTACCGCATTATTGGTGACAGATATATCACCTCCGACTTCTAAAGCCTTTTCTAAGGTGTCATTACCTTTATTAATACCTACCTTTCCATCATAAGTAACTTCAAACTTTGTTGAATTGTTATAGTTGACATTGAAACTTTCTGTTGTGCCTGTACCAGTCCCTTCATGAAGATTGACACTGACTCCACCAACATCATAATTATTGATATCTAATCTACCTGTTAATGGACTATAGAGTAATTGAGCACTACTATTTCCAGCACTAACAGATTCACCAATACTTACAGATGAATTTGTCGAACTTGTAATAACAAGACTTGCGTCGGATGATTTATCAATTCTCAAATCATTAAAAGTACCAATACCAACATCAGCATTCGTGATACTTGCTACACCGACTTCAAGTTCATTAAAAGTAGAAATTCCACTAGTAACATTAACATTACCAGTTACATCACCAATCAAGTCTCCATCAAATGTTGTTGCCGTTATGATACCGGCAGACATCGTAATTGCTGTTCCAACTTTAAGTTCGGTAAAAGTAGAAACACCAGAAGAAGCATTAATATTACCAGTTACATTACCAATCAAGTCTCCATCAAATGTTGTTGCCGTTATGATACCGGCAGACATTGTAATTGCTGTTCCAACTTCAAGTTCAGTAAAAGTGGAAATTCCACTATTTACATTACCAGTTACATCACCAGAAAAAGTAGTTGCTGTTATAATTCCAGTAACATTTACATCACCAAAAACTTCTAATGCACTATCAGATGCACCAGGACTTGTTGTAGTATTAATACCAATCTTTGAGGTTGTATGAAGACCTATTCCACCATTATCAGTAATAAATGTAGTTCTCGCATACCCAATTAAATTATCAACAGTCTCACTATTTCCAATCTTGATTTGAGATACTGTAAGAATACCAATATATGAAGTAGTCGCAGTTATAAATCCAACAGTAGTTATACCAGATATCTCAGCATTTTGAGTTACATTTAAATCTTGCGTATTTGTAAGACCAGTTGATTTTACGTCTCCACGAACATCTAACTTATATCCGGCAGTAGGAACTGAAGTTCCGATACCCACAAGGCCATTTGCATTTACAACAAAGTTATCATTATCAACTTGTACTCCACTTCTAAAATTAAATGACTTCCTAATATTTGCCATTATTATAAACTTTAGAGTTATTTATCTTCCAATCTCTGTTCAAGTTTTTCAACTTTATCAGAGAGTTCTTTAATTGCCTCTACAAGAAGAGGAATAACTTTATGGTAGTCAACTGCAAGATATCCATTATCTCGTGTTGTAACTAATCCTGGAAGTCCCAGAGACTCAATTTCTTGTGCAACCAATCCAGTATCACTTCCTTCTTTATTAGACTTATCATTCCAATCAAATGTATTGCCACTGATTGAAATGACTTTCTCAAGAGGATTATCAATTAAATTAATATTGTCCTTCAGTCTCTCGTCAGAAGAATAGAATGCTGTGATGTCATCAGAGACTCGAAGTTCACCTGAAATAGAACAACCTGTTGAAATTGTTCTCAGCTTCTCTCCAGTATTACCATGATAAAGTTCGACTCCACTGTTATCACCTGAATATATTTTTAGTTTTGGATTCCAATATGCATCAAAGAATTGGAAGGCACCCTGACCAGTGCCAGCATTTGATTTGAATACTATTGGACCATCACCAGCATCTTCAATTATACTTGCAGATCCTGTTGTAATTGTGTCTCCGTACCTATCTAATTGAGCAGAGAAATCTGCTCGGTGAGAAATTTGCAAATCATTATCATTACCAAAGTTCAATTTCTTATCATCAGGGAAGAACATACTTCCACCAATATTTACATTCTTCCCAATACCAATACCACCAGTAACTACAAGTGCTCCAGAAGTGGTTCCTGTAGAATCAGTTTGATTAGCAATTTTTACTTGTCCATTTGCTTTTATTGTTACATCCTCATCAAAGGTAACAGGACCATTAAACTGTGAAAGAACTTGTCCAGAATCTCCACCTTCTACAACTAATCTTTCTTTAATTGTAACTTCATCAAATACTGCACTTAATCTTGATGGGTCTTCACCAGTCACAGTTGGGACTGGAATATCAAAATTAGTTTCTTCACCAGTTGCAGATGATTTCTTCTGGTTTCCAATATAGAAATCACCTTTGTTATTCATACCAGTATAAACAACAATTCCAGAAGACCTTTCCTGTGCCTGTGACAAGAACTCTTCCCTTTCTGTGAGTGTTCTGTCCTGAACTTGCGGAAGACCCGTAGAATAGTTTCCAGGACCATATCCAAGATACTCAAATGTATGACCAGAAGCACGAATAATTGATGGTCTATGGAACTCAATTGAAGGAACTTTAATCTTTCTAATTGTTGAGTTCTCGACATGTGTTGCGGGTGAAGTAGCCAGTGCTCCACGAATAACTGTAATTTCAGTTCCACTCAGAGAATCACTCGCGATTCTCATAATTTCATTATCAATCTGAATGTAAGAACCTAATGGGAACCTTGTCATAGTTCCGGCAATACCAGGACTACTTACAGAGAATGATGTTGTTGTTGAACTAGCATCGATGCCACCAGATTCAGAAAGAGTTAATGTTTCTCCATCAAAAACAGTAATTGCTCTTGACTGAAGATTTTCACTTGACCTATCAGAAACACCTGCATTTGATGATAGTCCGTGCTTTAGGATAAATCCTGATGCAGTTCCAATACCACCAGTGACTTCAAATTCATTAGGAAGTGTAGAAACACCGACAATATAATCTCCAAAATTATTAGTGTTAATACCGATTACTCTAAACTTATTACCAGGTGCTAGTCCATGTCCAGTGGCAGTAATTGTATTTCCAACACCAGTAAATGCAACAGAAGGTGCCGTTATGAATGCATAATTATCTGAAGTGATTACCGGATCACCAGTTGTTCTTGCAATCGAAATACTATTTCTACCAGTGACACCAGTAATACGATGATAAGTATCAGTTCCTGTTCCAACACCAGTAAACTGAACTACATCTCCAATATGAGATGAAATACCAGCAGAAGTGACTGTAAATTCATTACCAGATCCTGCTCCAATTACACGAGTATCCAAATAATATGTTGCTGCAGAATAATTAGAACCACCGTTCATAATTTCTACGGAACTTATACTTTGTCCAGGTGCAACAACAACTTTTGCGGTTGCACCCTGCCAAGCACTATCAAAAGCATTTCCACTATTAATTGGATCTTGTATTGTGGAAATTTTTACATTATAATAAGTTCCTGTACTAAACCCTGAAGTTGCACCAAGACTTCCAGTTACAATACTATTAAAGTTATGATTTCTATCGAAAGTGATAGTTGGTGTTGTTGATGTTGGGTTT